CGTTCTTCTGGCATTTAATATATCTTCCAAATAGATTGAATAATAGATGTATTACTGACAACTTTCACATTCGCCAGTGTCATCTATTACTACTCCACCATTATTTTCAAAACTTGCATCTTGCGCTTTACTTTTTTCACAATTACAAGATTCACAATATTGTTTATTGTTTATTAATTCTGATGTTGAACCATAACAATGACAAGGTTTATTACATTTATTACATGTATTCATTTAGTACTCCTTTCATTTGGATGCAGGTAAACAACTTGCCAACCAATTTAAAAATTTTTTAAATGGCCAACAAATTATTTTCCAAATTTTTTTAAACATAGTTTTCTCCTTCTCTGGGACACCTGCAAAACAACCACAATGTAAACATTGAGGTGCTTGTCTGTGCCTATGTCCACAGTCTGCGCAAATGGTACTCATTTTTCCTTCTCCATTTTATTGATTTTAAAATCGTGCATTTTACCCTCTAAGTAAGCTTAGTCAATGGTAAAACTTTTTGATTATTTAGTTGCTAGTTCGTATAATATAAATACAGCAATAACTATACCAATAGTAATTTTCTTATTAGTAATAGCTAATGTCCATAATCTTTTAGCATTTTGCTTTATGTTTTCCATAGTTTCCTCCTATTTTACTTCTTGTGTTGAACCCCAATTTGGCCCGGCGTCGCAGTCTACTTTATTAGGTATCTCTAAGTCAACTGCATTTTCCATTATTTCTTTGATTTTATCCTCATTACCATCAATAGATATATCTAATTCATCATGAATTTGTATATGGGGTAGTATACCTTCTTTATATAAATCTAACATTGCTTTTTTTGTCATATCTGCAGCAGATCCTTGAATTACTTTATTCAGAGCTTTGTAAGTAAATGCTCTCCGTGAAGGATTTTTATGCCAATAATTTTTTCTAGGGTTACCATCTTTATCTTCTATAGTTATTCCTTCTTCATCTTTTAAAAATTCTCCCATCCTTTGAAGCTCAATCATTCTTTCATGATCTTCTGCGGGCACAAATTTTCCCCAATCACTTCCTCTTAAGATTGGTTCATATTTAGGAAATCTACATTTTCTATTTAATAAAGTTTTTATTTTCCCTGTATCCTGTGCTCTGTTCATAATTTTATTTGTTAACTGTTTTACAAAAGGAACCTTAGTATGATATTGATTAAATAATTCAGTGGCTCTATCTTTGCTAACTCCCAACTCCGCCTGTAGTTTTGCTTTACCCATTCCATAAAATAATCCTAAGTTAATAGTCTTGGCCTGGAATCTTGGAATTTTTGTCATGTCTGCTACAAGTTGGTGAAAGTCTGCGTTTGAATTTTGCTCATATGAATCTGCAATTTCATTCACAGAAGGTAGTCCATATTTTAATGCATAATGTGTGACGAGTCTTGGTTCCTGTTGCGAGTAGTCAAAACAACCCCACCTGCATCCTTCTTCAGGGAGAAATAATGATCTAATCATAGGACCTGTTATTGGATCTCTGGCAGGAATCTGCTGGAGGTTTGGGTTCTGGTAAGAGAATCTTCCAGTTACTGTTCCTCCATCATCAGATCTAATTTGATTAATTTCTGCATGAATTCTTCCTTTATGTTCATGATCTAAAATAGTTTCAATAAAAGTTGTATTCACCTTGTTTATTTTTCTGGCTTCTGCTATCATTTTAATTACAGGATGAGAATGATTAGAGAGGAAATTCTTAGTAAATGATGGAGCCCCAGTTTTTACAGTTCGTTCGTAAGTTAAATTTAATTTCTCAAAAATTTTTTGAATCGATTGTGCAGCCCATATTTGAACATCTATTGATGTTTCTTTTTTTATTTTTTGTAATAACAGGTGTTCTTCTGCTATTAATTTTTTCTTTAATTCATACGTGGCTTGAGTATTTACTCGAACTCCTAAAAAACGCATGTCGACGAGACACGGGAATAGATCAGTCTCAAGATTAAAAATAGATTGACAATCTTCTTCAATTAATAATTTTTTTACATGTTGCCAAAGTTTAAAAGTTAGTTCTGCATCTTTTTCAGCATAGGCTCCAACCTCCTGGGCAGGTAATTGCCACATATCTTTTTTTGCATCTAATCCTCTTTCTTTAGCGGCTTCATTTAAAGCTTTTTCATTTTTACCTTCTTTTAAATAATGCCATGACAAAGTATTAAGTGTGTAAGAGAATCTATTCTCATCCAGAAGAGAAGAAGCAATCATAGTATCTACTACTAAACCATTGATTTTTAAGCCTAAATTACGTATCCAACATATGTCGTACATTGCATTATGAAATATTTTTGTAGCCGGGCATTTTAAAATATCTTTAAACCATTCTAATGTTTTTATTCTATTAGAGTTAGGTCCTTCTTTATGAGCTATTGGAAAATACCATTTACCATTATAAGTAGCTACAGAGATTCCAACAACTTCTCCATTACCTGTGACTGAACCTGATCCTTTCCTTTTTAAATCTGTATCTCTGGTTTCTAAATCAATTGCTATTTCATCATAGGATCTTAGATCCGGATATTCTGTGGGTTGTACCCACTCAGTTGCTGGTAGTAACATTTTTATAAATTAACCTTTCTTGTTTTTATAAATTGACCTTTTTTATTTCTAATTTTAAATTTTTTTCCATGTTTATCTCTTCGATCATTATAGATTAGATTTATACAACTACACCATTCATCAATACAGTCATTATCAAATAACCATTTTGAGTGTAGTTCTAAAATTTTATTTTTTTTTATCATCATTCATTTTTAAAATTTCTAATTCACAGTAATGAATTATTTTCTCTAAATCTTTTTTCTTATCTTTATCTTTATAACGACAAACATATTTAACAACACATCCTTGAAAAAAAGATAAATCATTTTTAGAAATAAATTCATAAGGTTGAATCTTAAAATTTTTATAATGTGATCCCCCAATCTGTCTTTCTTGAGGAAACGCCTCATGAAATATATTTTTATTTGTCATTTTAATACCTCCATAATATTTATAAGCATATATGTTAAAACTATTGCTATAAATAGATTAGATGTTAATACTCTCATAGTTGATACTCCTTTATTTTCTTTTTTGCTTTTAGTTTATATAGATTAATTCTCGCCCTGGTGCTGCCAACATACCACACTCTATGCTCTTCATCTTGTTTGTCAAGGCTTAGACTAATTCCTTTTTGGACTTTTCTTCCTTGGTGTAAAGATAAAATTACATTATCTTCTTCACCACCTTTAGCTGCATGAATAGTAGACAACCAAATTCTGGCACGTTCTTTTAAATTTTCTTCATTATCTATTAAATTTCTAAGATATAAAATTTCTTTTTGATCGGTTGAAAAAATATTATACCAAGGGATTTTTTTATTCCATTTCCCCGTCGGCATAAAATCTTTTATATCATTTATTTCTTTTAGCTCTAAGTGTTCTCCCATACACCATCTAGTATAAGATTCAGCCGCTGTATATAGTCTAACTTTAAAACTTTTACCTCTATTGCTTTGATAATAAATATTTTTTTCTTTTAAATCTTTCATAATATCTAATAAATTACTTTTAGTTCGAGTAAGAATAAGCCATTTCCCTTCTGAAAGATCCACTTGATCTAAATGAGTAATTTCTTCGACATGGCCTTCCTCATTTCGAGGATAATATTCTTTATGTTTCCTGATGCCTGCTATACGATTCACAGGTACTTGTGATGCATGTTGCACGGCTCTTGATATTCTTCTCGAGTATCTAAGTACACGTTCTTTAGCCGGTTCCGTTATAAATCTATTTACATCGGCGCCAGCCCACGCAAAAATTGCTTGATCATCATCACCTGCTAAATAAATTTGTTCGCAATGATTTTTTAATTTGTCATAAAGCTGCCATTGCAAAGGGGATAGATCTTGAGCTTCATCAATAAAAATTGCTTTAAAAGCAGGGATTTTATCAGAGTCTATTGTCATTTTAATCATGTCATTAAAATCATAAATTTTATTTTTCTTTTTATATTCTTCTATATTTAAAGCTATATGCTTTAATACATCCCAATCTATTTCATGATGATCATGTTCATTACGATCATATTCTTCTCTTATAGTAGTATCTCTATTGATTGCTCTTCCTATCATTTGAAAATAAGGATTATTACAGGTTAAAAATTGTGTTTCTTCTTCATTATATCTATCATTGAAGTTTACACGAATACTTAATTTTTTTCCTAGTTCCTCATAATGATAGGGTTGCATAACTTGTTCTTCAGTTAACCCTAGTATATGAAAACAAAAAGCATGAAGTGTTTGAAAATAAGGAACTATTTTTTCTGATACATTTACCCTCCCCCGAGCTTCTTCTGCAGCTTTTTTAGTGAAAGCAAAATAACCAATCTTATGATAAGGAGTTCCTGTTCTTACATAAGCTCTTACTCTTTTAAGTAATCTAAAAGTTTTTCCTGTACCAGGTGGACCATAAATTTTATTAACCTTTTCCATTAGCTTTTTTAAATGTATTTATTAATTTACCCTTCCATCCAAAATTGCCGTGATGTGTTGTTTCCCCCTTCGCTACAGCATAAAATTTAAAGCCTGCTTTTTCTGTAAGTTTGAAAAATGATACATCTTCTCCATACCACGCACCTAGTTTGGGATCAAAACTATTTTCCCAAAAGTTATATAAATATTTTTTAGCTTCATCTGTGATTCCATTTGCATGATTTATTTTAAGTGTAGGATGATCTTGCATTAATTTTTCATATACTCGTCTATGAATTAAAGTTAAACCAGCCGGTCCTTTACTTATTTCTATTAATCCTTTGTCATCTATTTTAATATTTCGCCAATCTTTAAATTCCACTGAGAATCTTTCTGAATTATCGTGAGTTTTTTTTCTGTAAGGTACACATATTATATCTTTCTCTGCCACTATCATCTGACCTATAACATCAGGTTCAAATTCTACATCTGCATCAACAAATAATTGATAATTAAATTTAGATTCCAGGAACAAAGCAGTTAATATATTTCTTCCATATCCAACATAAGGACATTTAAATGTACTTATATTAGCTTTTATTTTTGCCACTGTAAATTTATCGAATAATTTTATTAATGATAAACATGTTGCCACTTGCATGGTATCGTATGTAGGCATACATACAGATATTGAAGGCGGTATCTTCTTCATACTATATTTTCCTTATCTTCTATTTTTATTTTTTCATCTGGTATTTCATCTTTTTCTAGATCTTTCTTAGGAAGTTTTAGGCATCTTCTAGGCTCATGAGAAGTTTCACTTTCTCCTTTTGGAAATCTTTTTAAACAATTAAAGTCTCCTTTAAAAAATTGTTTAATCATTGTAGCTGTTCGAGCTCTATCTTGGGTCCAATCTCTTGTTCTTATACGATCATATAAATATTCATAATTAAAATAATAATAATCTTTATCTTCAAACACCGAACCGCTGCCGAAAGCTACGTCTGTCTTAGCTTTAGGACCATTTACGAATCTAATTATTTCATCTTTTAAAATATCAATAGGACTAGTACCTACGGGTGGTTGAATCTCTTCAAAATTACTCCATAGTCCATTCAGTATTGATTGAAATTCTGGACCTTTAAGAAGAGGTGGTATAATATCTGTTTGCTCTCCAATTAAATTTCGTAACTCTTTCATTTCTGTAATTTTTTTAACATCCCGTGCATGAAGTTGTTCAACTTTTCCATTATCTAAAGCTACATTAATCATAAATTCTGGTTTAGGTTTATAATTTATTCTAATCATTCCAGATAATTCTGGCCATGATGTCTCTTTATAACCGGCTACCCCAAATTTTCTTCTTAAACAAATTCCTTTAACGCAATTAGAAGAGAGAGGTACTTCATTACATAAGAATCCTTTATTTGCATTCTTCCATTCTTTAATTTTAGTTTTTACTTTATTATCTCCCCACTCATCATCATATACAATAAAGTCTCGGGCAGCCTCCAATACTTTCTTTTCCCACACATCTTTATATTTCTTCTTAGAAAAAACCATATAATTATATAAGAATCTATCTCTTTCATCTTTTAATTTTTCATCTTTTTCTTTTATTTTTTTACATATCATTTGAAGACATGGTGGTCCATCCTTAAATTCTATTGGTCCCCCTCTTAATTCTTCATTTATTTTTTTTCCACCTGTATCTTCTAATGTTTTTTTTGTTTGAAGATTTAATTTTACTACTTCTATAAATTCTTTTAAATCTAGTTGACTGCCGTCTGGTTTATATGCTCTTCGCTCTGTACTTTTATAATAAGGAAGATTAATAAAACTACCTGATGTTTTTACATTATTTTGATTCGTACCTAAGTGTGTTTGTTTAGGAAATATTTCGGTTTTGGGTGGTAGTTTAAATAAAAATAATAAGTTAGATAAAAATTCTCTTATTAAAGTTGCTGGTATTTTTTCTTTAGTAAAGACGTATAGATGTAATCCCTTACTCTTAGATTCAATTGGAATAACAGGAAGTTCTTTTTCTTCAATAACTTTTAAATATTGTTGTAATGGAAAATTTCTATAGTTTTCTGGATCCACATCAATGGCGCCAAAACTTACCATTCCATTATCATCACAAGGTTGAATACCTATGGCACGTTTGCCTGCTAAATGATCTTCATAATCTTTTTCTGTAATAGGTTTTTTAGACCAACCATAATCCCTTCCCTTAAATTTTATTTTACCGCTCTTTTCTTCAATGTAACCATTCTTCACATTACAGAAACCATAATCTCTTTCTAGTCCACTAAAATATTTTGCAAATTCTTTCATATATATTTTTTATTATACCTTTTAAATGTGGCACAATTAAGGGCGGATCCACTCTCGTTTCCCCGCCCCCCTTGCAAGCTTCCCATAAGGGAATTAGACGATGTCCTGTTTAGGTTTGATTTTATCGTACTGAGGTTTCGCTGCACCTTTTGATACAGTTTTCTGAAGTTGCTGTGCAATTTCATATATCTCAGCATCCTTTTTGTCATTCACATCAAGATTTCTAATTCTTGATGGTTTGTAGACATGCCAGCTTTTGCTGCCCTGCGTTCTTCCCATAGTCTTTAAGTTATAGACTGCTGAATAAACTGCAGGATTAAAGGAACCCTTTTCATCTGAGAATCTAAGATTCTTAATCAGATTATTAAGTTCCCTCGCTGGTGTGAGATTTGATGACCTCATTGGAATAACTGCAGGTTTTAACTCATTATTTACCATTGCTAGTACATAAAAATATGCAGTCTTTTCAACATAGTTACCATTTGGTAATCTATATCTTCCATTTTTTTCCATAACGGCATCTTCTGGAATCTCTAAATGAGTTCCAACTGGAGCCGAAGCACTATCGCCTCTCTCCTGCCATTCAGGAAATCTAGTTTGTGTATGTGCAACAATCACATCTAGACCTGTGCTACCGTCAATGAGTTCCCCGAAGCTTGATGCATAAATCATGCCTGGTTTTGATCCATCAACGTGTTTAGGATCTCTCTCATTACATTCTGGAGAAAGTTGATGAAGAATTTTTAAAAGCGGAGTTGATACATCATCCGATTTAATTTCTTCAGCGCCTTTACCCGCGTCTGCTCTGAGATTGATATTAGCTAATGCACCTGCATTAACTTTTTTAGCTACTTGACTTTCCATAATAACCTCCTTAATAGTTTAGTGGTTTAGTAGTTTATTTTTTGGTTTTTATTTTCGTTTGATTTCCTTCAAACGTTCTGAAGAACTCGGGAGGAATTTTCCCTCCGCGGATTTGGAAATCCTCCAGAGTTGTTCTAAGAGTAGAAGCATGAACCGCAACCTTTCGACCGGGATCATAACCTTGTCCTCTTGCAAGGGTCGCATATTGCTCCGCCTTGTTATCTTCGTCTAGACCGAACTTAACTGTGATTTCATTTTTCACAATCGCTCCCAGTCCATTCTCTCGAAGCCAGTTATGTGCATCTTGCTTTTTATCAGCAATTATTGAAGCACCAAATATATGTTTAACTTCTATCTCAGAACCATCTTTTAATTTTATGGTTTTAAGATTAAATTCATTCATTAAATCTGGAATAACAATTCCAGAATAAAATTTTTCTCTTTCTTTTAATTCTTTTACTTTTAATTCTTCATTAGAAATTTCCTGTTGTATTTCTTGCAGGATTTTAATTTCTTTTGAAAGTTTGTCGGGATTAATTTGAGTCACCTGAGATGGTGCATCTTGTCGTAGATCTATAGTCATTGCTTTCTCCATATATATTTATTAATTTAATTAACTAATTGCACTGATAATTATACATGGA